AGGGCCGTGTACAAGCGCGTGCTGGCCGAGACTGGGGACGAGACTCGGGCCCTGTTCCAAGCCGCCAACGTCATCAACTTCTTGCACCACGGCTCTGCTGGCTACGCCCAGGCTGCGGTCAAAGTGGTGCCGTTCCTTGGCGCCTACGCCAACGCAATGGACGTGCTGGTGCGGGCCTTGGTGGGCGGCGGCCTCAAGGGCATGAGCCGCAAGAAAGCGCTGGCCCGGCTGGGCATCGCCATGACCATGCTGGTGAGCCTGTCGGTTCTGTATGCCATGCTGGCCGGTGGGGATCCAGAGTACGACGAGCTGGACGACCAGACCAAGCTGAAGAACATCATCATCCCCGGCACCAAGATCATCCTGCCGATGAACACCAGTGCGGCCTACTTCTTCAAGGCCATCCCTGAGCTGATCTACAACGTGGTCACGCGCGAGGGAACGGAAAGCGAGTACGACCGCCGCCGGATCCGCAAGGCACTGGCAGATGCTGCCCGCGACATGCTGCTGGGCCCGGAGCCCATCCCTGCTGGCGTCAAGCCGGTGCTGGAGGTTGCCATCAACCACGACTTCTTCACTGGCCGCACGGTCATCCCAGAAGGCTTGAAGGACGTGCAGGCAGCCGAGCAGTACACGGCCACCACCTCGGAGCTTGGCAAGAAGCTGAGCGCCATGCTGGCCATCCCCGGCACGGACGGCAAGCGCGTGCTGAGCCCAATCGAGGCCGATCACATCATCCGTGGCGTGTTTGGCACCGCAGGCGCAATGGGCCAGTGGGTGAGCAACTCCATCGGTGCAATTGCCGAAACCCGGCCCGAACCCACAGCCAGGGAAGCCCCGATCACCGGTAGCTTCCTGCGCGAAGACGTGCCGCGAGGCCGCGAGGATCTGTTCTACGACTTCAAGGATGTAGTCTTCCAGAAGTACAAGACGTGGCAGAAGATGATTGACCGCGAAGACTTTGACGCGGCAGATGAGTACCTTGCCAAGAACGGCGATGTGGCTGCCATGTACGAGTACATCAACGAGACTGAGGCGGAGCTAAAGGAGATCAACGTCGAGATCCGCAGGCTGGGCGAAACGCGCAGCAAGGAGCAGACTCCGAAAGAGCGCCGCAAAGAGATCGATGAACTCAAGAGGGATCGCAACGAGCTGCTGGAGCCCATCAAGGAGCTGCGGCGGGAAGTGCTGAAGTAAAAGGGCGGGGGCGCGAAGCCCCCGCAAAGATGGCAACTGCTGTGAAGCAGCGGCCTCAGTTTATGGGCAGGATCAGGATGGTGCAATGACCGCCCGGCTCAACCTTTTGCCGGATCACATGCAGCTCATCGATCTGGCTGTCTGATTCGTAGCAGCCAGCGTGCTCGCAGGCGTCCAGCAACGCCTTCAGAATGTTGTCCACGTCCCTTGCCCTCCGGTCTGGGGGGAACAGGGCTATGTGGACGGCCAGACGCCCCTCCAGGCCAATGATGCCCTGCTGGGCACATTCCTCTGCCACCGCCTCCCGAAACACCCTACCGGCCTTGCTGATGAAGCGCGTGTTGCCCCGCGCCAGCCAGTATTTGTTGACGCTTGGAGGCCAGGGCAGGAGGAGCTGGATGGGGTTTTGCATGGGGATAAGGGTAACAGTGTTACCCAGAATATAGCAGATGAATTGATATGGGTACAACCTGTTGACATCGCACATGAATTGCCGCACAATGAATTCATGTTCAACCACCTGAAGGAGTGAAAGCGATGCAAAGTCAATGGGAACGTCAGATGGCCCGAGAGCGGGCCCGTAACATCGTACTGGGGATAGCGGGAGCCATCACATGGCTTCTGTCGGTTGCCTCCCTGGTCAAGTACCTGTGGGGGCTGTGATGCGCCTGACCAACAAGTACAACCTGCCGCAGACGTTTGTCAACGTCCTGAAGCGGCCAACCTACAGCAAGGGCCGGGCGAACCTGTCGGTCACCCAGTTGATCAACAGCCCAAAGATAGTGGCCCTGACCCAGAAGTTCCAAGACGAGCTGGAGGAGGACGTGGCCGACATGGTGTGGTCACTATTTGGATCCGCCGTCCACAATGTTTTGGAGCACGGCAAGGACAAGAACCACGTCATCGAGGAGCGCATTCATGCCGAGCTGGATGGCTGGCGCGTCAGCGGCGCCGTCGATCTCCAGATCATCAACGAGGATGGCTCGATCAGCATCCGCGACTACAAGACCACCAGCGCCTGGGCGGTCATGAATGACAAGATTGACTGGGAGTACCAGCTCAACATCTACGCTTGGCTGGTTGAGTCTCAAAAGCAGCGGCCCATCAAGGATCTTGGCATCGTGGCCATCATCCGCGACTGGAGCCGCCGTGACGCTGGCACCCGTGAGGGATACCCAGAGGCGCCGATCAAAGAGCTGCCGATCAAGTTGTGGCCAATGGAGCAGCGGGAGGAGTTTGTGCTCAGCCGTATCGCTCAGCATTCGGCCTGCGAGTTTGCGATGGAGGCCGACGAGCCGCTGCCCAAATGCACACCCGAGGAGATGTGGGAGAAGCCCACCATCTACGCCGTGCGCAAGAAGGGCAACGTGCGGGCCAAGTCGCTTCACGAATCCGAGGCAGAAGCCAACGCAGCCGCTGAGAAGCTGGGCAAGGACTACGAGGTAGAAGTCCGGCCCGGTGAACGCACGCGCTGCGCGAACTTCTGCCCGGTGAACGCCTACTGTCAGCAGTGGCGGGATTACCAAGATGGATGGATTGAAACAACCAAGGAGTGAGCATGTCTGCAAATGAGCAACAAGTCGGTGGCGAACACTACCGCCACAAGAGCATCCAGCCGTGGGACTACATCGCGGCCAACGGCCTCGGGTTTTTCGAGGGCAACATCGTGCGCTACGTCAGCCGCTGGAAGGAAAAGGGTGGCGTGCGCGATCTGGAAAAGGCCCGGCACTACATCGACAAGCTGATCGAGTTGTCGAGTGACGCGCTGCAAAGCAACACCATCACCGTCGCCGCCATTGACGATGCGTTTGAGAAGAAGGGCAACGGCATTGTGGTGCTGAAGAAGGTCAAGCGTGGCCGCAAACCCAAGGCTCAGTATGGCCTGAAGGCCGATGGCACCCCGTACTTGCGCCGCCCCCGCAATTGGAAGGAGTAATCATGGAGATCGCTGTAAAAGCCGAGGGCAACCTCGATGACGCAAGCTACTCAAGCTACATCCAGCGCATGAGCGCGCGGGTGTACAAGATCATTGAGAGTGGCCAGCCCCTTTTCAAGACCAGCGCCCAAGATCTATTCACGGTCTATCTCGACGCGCTACCCCAAGAGGATCGGCAGTATCACAACTGCTCATGCTGCCGCCACTTCATCAATCGCTTTGGCGGTCTGGTGACGATCAGCGACGATGGCATCACCTCCTCTGTCATGTGGGAAGCGGAAGAAGCGCCTGCCTACTACCGCTCTGTGGTGACGGCTCTGCGCAACAAGGTCGCCCGAGCTGGCGTGGTTAGCCCGTTCCTGTCTGCCGATGAGGAGTGGGGTGTCTTTCAGACTGGCCAGTGGACGCACTTCGCTGTGCGTCAGCCGCGCTCTGCCCGATTCTTCAGCGGACTGCTTACGCCCGGCCAGAAGATGGCCGAGAAGCGCGAGGACTTCAAGAACGTCAGTCGCGCCCTGTCTGAGTTCACCAAGCCGATGGTGGCCCAGGCTCTGAAGCTGTGCGACACCGACTCCCTGTACCGCAGCGAGAAGGTGCTTGGCAACGCCCGGTGGCTGCACGACTTGCAGGAGAAGATGGAGAAGGTGGCCGTGCCGCGCAACTACCTGTGGAAGGCCGTGGCCCTGGCCCCCGCTGGGTTCTGCCATGTGCGCAGCTCCATGATCGGCACGCTGTTGGAGGACATTGCCGCTGGCATGGACTACGACACCGTGGCACGCCGCTTCAAGGACAAGATGAACCCCCTGCAATACCAGCGCCCCCAGGCTGCACCGGCTGCCGGGAGCATCAAGCGTGCGGAGGAGATTGTCGAGAAGTTGGGGATTGCCCGATCCTTGGAGCGCCGCTTCGCCACGCTGGCCGATGTGCAGCAGTGGCTTTGGGTGCCCAGCGCCGAGGAGATTGCCAAGCCCAATGGCGTGTTTGGACACCTCAAGGCCAAGAACAGTCAAGATGTGGCCGACATGAAGGTGCCGCCCGTGGTCATGACCTGGGAACAATTCCAGCGTGTCGTGCTGCTGGGCGCCGACAGCATCCAGTTCTACGTCCGCCCTGGCCGTGGCCCGTTCACCGCGATGGTGACGGCTGTGCATCCAGATGCGCCGCCCATTCTGTTGTGGGATCACGAGGAGCATCGCAACCCTGTGTCCACCTATGTGTGGCACTCTGGGTCGCCGTGCGAACAGTGGGGCTTGAGTGCTGGCTGGGTGGACGTAACAGGTGTTACCTACCGTCCGCAAATGTGGTCTGGTGAGTACCCCAACCAGACGACCGGCGTGATCTTCCTGCTCAAGGGTGCAACCGAGTCCCGAAACGGTGGCTTGGCTCTGTTCCCCGAGATCTTGAAGGGTGAGTTGCGCGAGGTACGCTCTGTCATCGAGGCCCACTCCCGCAGCGCGGAGCTGGCCGACATGCGCCAAGGCAATGCCAACGGTATTGGCTTTGACAAGGGCAAGACGGGGTTTGAATACCTGCTGCGCGTGACCAGCAAGGGCCAGACCGTGGACTACAAGCTCGACCGCTGGGATTGATTGAAACCAAAAACCTGAAAGGAAAAAAATGACCGTACATAAGAAACTTATGGATGCACGCCTTGCGCTGCACGCCATGCCCCTCAAAAAGTCTGGGTGGAATGACTTCTCCAAGTACGATTACTTTGAGCTGGGCGACTTCCTGCCCGAGACTTTGAAC